GGTCCCGTAACTATCATCAAGCATTCTTGCACCCTCCCCTAATCTGGTGTATATCTGCTTTATGCAACGGATTTGCATGACTTAAATCGGACAATATAAAGGGATTTATGAGTAAGAAGGACGCCTTACCCCGCAGGAAGCTATCAGGGGAATCTCTGCTGGCTGCTAAAGCCATACGAAAGCCCTACAAGTACGACGCCGACTACCATATCCCTCTGCTCATCGATGTGTTCTCACGCGGACAATCCATTGCTACCTTTTGTGCGGAAGCGTTTATTGTGCGCAGCACGTTTCATCAGTGGGTCATCGATCATCCCGAATTTGGCCAGGCTTATCAGTTCGCCAACGAAGTATCCTGCGCGACATGGGAACACGAAGGGCAACGCTGCTACTTAAACCCAGGCTTTAATGCAACCTATTGGTCGATGGTGATGCGCAATCGTCACAACTATACCGAGCATCGCAGGATTACCCTGCCCGCCTTAGAAGAGGCCACTACCTATACCGAACAACAAAACGTGATTAAACGAGCCTTGGCGCGTGGCGACATCACCCCTCAAGAATGCAACCAATTGTCAGCCTTTGTGATGAACGGTGCGAGGATTGATGAGCTCACCACGATGCGCCAGGAGCTAGACGAGGTTAAGGCCTTGGTGGGTGCTGGCAATGTCGCTTAAGACCGAGATAACGCGTCTTAAAGCGCTGCTAAAGCCCACCAAAGTCTTGCGCTGCGTGTGGCACATAGAGGACATCACAGACGATGACAGCGCGGTATGGGTGCTCTTCAGCTTCTAGGCGCGTGTTGTTCTGCTTTGGCTACACAAGTGGCTGGTGGGACACGTTGCTGGAGGGGTTTACCCATGTGGGTATGGTCGAGGTGCTCGCCCCTGGATTGGCTGTTACATTGGAACCGGTGTTGTCTCACTGCGCTGTCGCGTTCGGACCAGTCCTTGAGTCAAGACTTAGACGACTTACCGTCGTAGAGGTGTGCGTGACGCCCACCAAGCGCAACCGACTCATACGGCCTATACTGCAAACGTGCGCGACACAGGTGCAGTACCTAGCAGGATTAAGTCTAGGGTGTATCACCGCACAAGGATTGTATGAAGCGCTCACGAATTTGGATGAGCGGACAAAGGAACGAAACGGAATTCACGAGGTGACACTATGGGAACAGGACTGGAAGCCGCACTGTTAATCGGCGCAGGAACCGCTGCCGCAGGCGCAGCCTATGGCGCGCATGAGCAACACAGGGCTCGCAAGAACGCCGAAGGCTTTGCTAAGCAACAACAGGCTGACAACGAAGCTACGGCCAATACCGTGCGCACCGAGCAAGGCAAGTTAAATGAGGCCAGGGGTCGCAGCAAACAAAAGCTGAATCTAGGACGTGCCAGAGCTAACCGTGCCAGGCAAAGGGGTGGATTATTTGGGGGCGATATGGCTCCAGATACCACTGATAGGCTCGGATAATGCAAACAGGATTAGAGTACTACAAGCGTCGTTATCGTTCAGCGAAGACCCTGGCGGACTTTTGGATATCACAATTACAAACGTGCTATCAGTACGCCATCCCCAATCGCAATCTGTTTTACTACCCCAACTCCACGCAAGGCCAACAAAAGAACGCCATTGTCTATGACACCACCGCGGTGGCCGGCGTTAGAACCTTTGTGGCCAAAGTGCAAGGCGCATTAACCCCGCCACAGCAAACTTGGGCGATGTTAAAAAGTGGCGTCGATGTGGAAACCGATGAGGATAAAAAAACCCGTGATGAATACTTACAAAAAGCGACAGATAAAATCTTTCATTACCTGCGTAGCTCTAATTTCGACTTGGCTGTGCATGAATGTTATTATGACCTCGCGGTTGGGACTGCCGCTTTAGTTGTTAAGCGCGGCACACCCGAGTGTCCTTTGATGTTCTATTCCATCCCCATCGACCAATTGGCGGTCGAACAATCCATCAACGGCTATATCGAATCCTGTTATAGAACATTCGGTGAAGTGCGCATCAGCGAAATCATGCTGATGTGGCCAAACGCGAAGCTTCCCGATTGGATGATGCAGATGTACCAAGACGACCCAAACGCGGTCGTTAAGAACCTTTATGAAGGCGTGGTCTATCGCGTACACAAACGCGACAAGCCCTACACGCTGGTGCTCTGGGTCGACAACGGTATTCTGCTTGAAGAAGATATGGATTCTTCGCCTTGGGTAATATTCCGCTGGAATAAAATCAATAACGAAATCATGGGACGCGGCCCCGTCATGGACGCGCTGCCTTCCATCCTTTCACTGCAAGAAGTGATGCGGCTGGAATTAACCGCTGCCAACTTTAACATTTGTAAGCCGTATATGGCCTACAGTGATGGCGTGTTCAATCCCTGGACGTTCCAGTTAACGGCTAATACCGTGATTCCGGTTAGCCCGAATGGCGCGGGCACCTGGCCTATCCAGGCGTTCCCAGATGTGGCAAACCCTGCCTTCATGCAATTAACCAGTCAAGACTTAAGGCAGCAAATCAATAAGCTGCTCTATGCTGAGCCTTTGGGACCCACCAATGCGCCAACGCGTACCGCAACCGAGCTTGCCATACGTCAGCGCAACTTGGCGGAAGAAATAGGCCCGGTATTTACTCGCTTACAACAAGAGTTCTTATCGCGCGTGATTAAGCGTGTGGTGTTTGTGTTGCAAGAGTTGGGGTTATTGGAAAGCATCACCATCAACAACCAAGACGTGCAGATTGAATATCAATCCCCGTTGGTAGCCGCACAAGGCCAGCAAGATGTGGCGACGTTCACCGAGTGGTACCAAGTGCAGCAAGGCGTATTGGGCGAAGCGGCGGTCACCGCCATTAACCCAGCCGCGTTCCCGCAATGGTCTGCCACCAAGATGAACATTGACCCGACACTGGTCAACACACCCGAAGGCATACAACAGATGCTGCAAGCCAAGCAAAACGAAATGAATATGATGCAGCAGCAAGCACAAGGAGGGATGAATGGAAACCCAGGTCAACCAGGACCCGTATAAAGCCTATCAAGCCTCTATCGACAAGATGAGCGTGGAGAATCCAGAAGCGCTAGAGTTCGAGCGCATATGCTATGAGCTGTTTATTGCGCATCCTTGCGGTAAACGGTGGGTAGAGTTGGTGAAAGAGCGTTATTTAAACCCACCGCTTTTTTCACCAATGCATCCCAACCCCGACAAACAAGCGCTGTACTACGCCGGCTATAAGACCTTCCCTTATGAAATGATGCAATACGCATTGAGTCACCAACGACGCATCACGGAGCAAAGTAAATGAGTGAGACTGATACCATTACCAACCCTGTTGAGACCACCTCGGAATCCGCCACGTGGTATATACGGGAAGGCGTGCCGGGCGCAGGACCTAAGCCTGACTTTTTAGAAGACAAGTATCCGACGATGGAGCATCAAGCGCGTGCCTATAAAGATGTGCGCAAAGCCTTAGGCGCTATGACCGGTGCGCCAGAACAATACGACTTAAGTGAATATCAGGACTTTGTGGACACCAGCAATCCTCACATGGATGCGTTCTTAAAGTTTGCTAAGGATAGCAAGTTAAGCCAGGACGCGGTGAAGACCACGGTGAAATCCTTTGTGGAGTATTCCAAATCTAATCAGCCGGATATTCAAAAAGAATTAGAGCGCTTAGGACCGGATGGTCAGCGCAAGATTGAGGTGGTGAACAATTGGGCGAAAAGCACGCTCTCACCCAAAAGCTTTGAGGCACTGAGCTCGGTGCCACAAACTGCGGATGTCGTTTTACTCATGGATGAGTTGCGGCAGTTGCAGGTCGCAGGACGCAGTCAAATTGCCGATCCGGTATTACATGCTGAATCATTTAGGCCATTGACTGTCGAAGAAGTACGCGCTGAGATGAGTGCGAATCGCGACAAGTATTTAAATGACAAGAACTATCGTGCCGAGATACAGCGAAAGTTACAGCAGGTATTAGGCGATAGCTAGTTGCACTCTTGTGGCAGCTTGCTATACTGACGTTAGGTTTGCAATAGGACGTTGCTACCTCAGCACTCCGCCCCGCAAGGCTACCGGAGCTTCCTGAGCCCGACTGAATAGGTAATACCCAAACTAACCCTTGGTATTTTTTTCAGTTGAGAAGGAGCTCTCCATGAGTATTTCCCTAACCGCTGTCCAACAGACAGAATTTGATGAATTAGTTAAAATGGAATACCGTTCGCGCGGATTCTTGTTGCGCGACACCATCCGTATGAAGTCGGATGTGATTGGTGCCGTGGCACAATTTAGAAAAGTAGGACAAGTCATTGCGCAGCCTACGGCCTATCAAAATACGATTGCGATTCAAGATCCAGGTTTCACCGGCAGTACAGCCACATTGGTTAAGTACGCTGCGGGAACCGCGGTCGATGAAATCCAAGATTTAACCGTTAACTTCGATTCTAAGCGCGAGCTGGCCATGGTGGTTGCTGCGGCTGTCGGTCGTCGTTCTGACCAAATCATCATCAATGCGCTGACAAACTCCGGTACATCCAACACAATTTCTGCCGGAAGCGATAACATGAGCTACGCCAAATTGCGTAACATCGTGCAGTACTTTGAAGACTTAGCGGTGCCACCCGAAGAAAGATTCTTGGCCATGAGTGCAAACAACCTACGGGCATTGCTCTCTGATGACCAAATGATTTCTAACCGTTATACCGACAACTACGCCGTGGTTCGTGGGACATTAAACGAGTCCAACGTCATGGGTATGAACATCCGTATTATCCCTAGCATGACAGAAGGCGGCTTGCCCATATCCGGCAACATCCGTACGTGTTTTGCTTGGCATAAGATGTCAACCGGTATGGCAGTCGGCCAAGATATGCGCGTAGAGATTAACTATCTCCCACGTGAAACATCCTGGTTCGTCAATGGTCTGTTCTTTGCAGGTGCGACAGCGATTGATACCCGCGGTATCGTTGCTATCTCTTGTGACGAATCCGTTAACCCCTAATCTTTTTTAAGGAGAATTGTTATGGCTTTTGTATTACAAAATTGGGGACGGGTGTCGGTTACAGCAAACACCAGCTCGCCCAGTGAATTCTCATACAATGGTGGTGCTGACACACAGTCCACGATTGGTACTGCTAACTACTTCAGCTCTGTAGCCAACGAATGTCAAGTCGGGGATGTGATTTATTCACTTGCCGCTGACAGCTCGGTGCTCTACACCGTAACTGCGGTGAACACAGCAGTGAACCCTGCGACGATTAGCGTGAGCCAATTCGCTGCCACAGGGACAGTTGGAACTTCCAACATCACGAACTTGGCGGTGACGACAGCGAAGATTGCGGCCAATGCCGTGACATCCGCTCAGTTGGATCCAACGACGTTGCAATACGCCACAGGGACCATCAGTGCGGCAGCCTTTAATGGCGCGAATGCCTCACCGGTGTCTTTGGTTACGGCACCTGGTGCTAACAAGCTGGCCGTGGTCAGACACTACGTGTTGGAATTGGCATACGGTACGACACCCTTCGCAGCCGGTGGTGCAGTTGGTCTGCAATACGGCACAACGGCCGCATTGGCAGGTCCTGCCGCATCAAGCACGATTCCAGCAGCGTCTTTCACAGGGGCTTCGGCTTCCAGCGTGATGGGTGCCGGTGGATCGTTACCGGTGGCAACCGTTGCCAACACAGTGAACAAGGCTATCACCTTGAGTAACGGAACTGCGGCTTTCACCACAGGTGACAGCACATTCAATTACTACATCTGGTACAACGTTGTTTCAACGACCTAGTCATGTCTCTCGGGGAGTGGCCTCCAGACCACTCCCCTCCTTTCAAGGATGAAAGATGGCCACACGTGTTCAAATCATTTCAAACGCCATTACGCAGCTTGGCAAAAAACCCATCCTATCCTTAACCGGACAAGGGGATATTGTCACGGCGGCAGACCAAGCGTTTGATATGTTGTTGAGTGCCGCGCTTTCGGAAGGTATGTGGCGCTTTGCCACTAAAATCCAACAATTGTCGCAATTAAATAGCACACCCATTGTGTTCGACTGGTTATATGAATACCAAATCCCGTCTGACTTTTTAAAGACGGTGAGGATGTATCCACATAACTATGCGTATGAACAATACGGTACTGTCTTCTATAGCAACGTCACCGGCCCTTTGTATTTGGAATACATCGCCTTGGTGGATGCCACGCTGTTACCCGCTTACTTTGTCAAATACTTTGTGTATGAATTGGCCGCTTACTTGGCGCTCTCCAGCGCGCAAAATGCCGACTTCTTTAAAGTCATTGAGGCACGCCGTGTCATTGAGCTTGCCATTGCGCAAGCGGCGGATGCACAAAACCGACCACAAACCCCATTGCAATCCATGCCGATCATTAGCAACCGCAACATCGGCATAGGGTATTTGTAATGGCGAATGTCAATTTCACTCAGGCAAACTTCTCCTTAGGTGAACTAGACCCTAGGATGTTTGCCAGGGTGGATTATGCTGGCTACGTCAAAGGTGCCAAGCAAATCCGAAACTGCCAAGTGCTGCCACAAGGCGGCGTGCAATCGCGCTGGGGCACGTATTATGTCGCCTCCCAAGGCGCGCTCTCCGCCACCAATCTCGAGGTCAATACCTACATCAACAGCGATGGTTCGACCTATATCATGGTATGGACCGCAAGCACGTTAAAGATTTATTTAGAAAACGTGTTGGTGGCGACGGTCTCGACCACCTATGCCGCAGAAGATATCTCGTATCTTAGGTTTTCAGAAGCGCAAGACCGCGTGGTTATCACCTCTGGCCGCCTAGCGCAGCAGGAATTGATTCGGGGCAATAACGCCGCCAACGTTATCACCGGTGTCGATACCACCGGCAATACCTTGACCATCACCAATGCTTTAACCGTTGGCACGGTCTACCCTGCCACGTTTACCACCGGTGGCGCATTGCCCGTGACCAGCCCACAAATTTATGTGGGACGTACCTATTTTGTGAAACCGGTCACGACCACCACGGTGAAGGTGTATCCGACATCCCTCGATGCGATTAACGGTACCAATGCCTTTAGCATCACCGGTGCCGGAGTGGGTAGCCTGATGGTGCAAAACACCTGGACCTTGCGGAACATCACTTTTAAGTTTGTGCCCGCTTATGACTTTAATGGGGGTTATTCAGCGATTACCTTTACCCCGAGCGCGGTCAGTGGCACGCCAGGCTCCCCGCTGACTCTGACCGCGAGCGCAGCCATCTTTGACGTACTGCATAACGGCGGCGTGTTTATCGGAAACGGCGGCGTGATGCGTATTGTCACGGCCACAGGCGCTACCACAGCAGTGGGTTATACTCTAGAGCCATTTACTGACACCAGCGGCATACTTGGCTCCTTGGCCTTCCTGGGCGAGCCTGTGTGGTCTGCCGCCCGCGGCTATCCCATCTGCTCCACCTTTTTTCAAAACCGTTTGTGGTTTGGTGGCGGTCCGGTACCCAATGGTGTCTGGGGTAGCGTGGCCTTTGATGCGTACAGCTTTGATGATTCTGAGACGTTGGATGACAGCGCCATCAGTTGGTACCCCGCTTCCGGTGATGCGGGTAAGATTTTGTCTTTGACGTCGACCCGTTCATTACTGGCCCACACGACGACGGGAAACTACAGTACCCCTTTAACCAGTGAAACCCCTGTCACGCCGAAGACTTTTAATTTGATTGAACAGAACAAGGATGGGGTGGCCAATATTCAGCCCATATCCATTGATAACCAAGTTATTTATGTGGACTTTTCAGGCAACAATGTCAAAAACATGATATGGGAAATTACTCAAAGCAGTTATGTTTTGAATAATATCTCCGTCACCTCCAGTAGCCTGGTTAGAACGCCGGTGGATTACGCGGCCTTTGCCGACCAACAATTTACTGATGGCTCCTTTGTGTTCTTTGTGAACAGCGATGGCACGTTGTGCTGCTTTCAAACCTTGAATGAGCAAGACGTGTCGGCCTGGAGCTTATGCAATATTAGCAACACCTTTCAGGCGGCGAACATCAAGAAGGTTGCCACCGCGTTAGATAGGTGTTGGTTTATTGTGGAGATGTTTATCGTCGCCGCACAAAGCCCCGCGGCTATCACAGCGTTCTCGGCACCCAGCACCTTAACCGCCGCAGGTCATGGCTTGTCCACGACCGCAGGCACGATGGTGCAATTGACCACCGCTGGCAGCCTGCCTGCCACCAGCCCTCAAGTTGTCACAGGACAATACTATTGGGCTAAGGGCGTCGATGCCAATACCTTTAAGCTCTATGGTAGCCAAGCGGA